GTGTGAGCCCATCAGAAAAGCAGCCCGGAAGGGAATGCCTAAGTGATGAGATCAAAAGACGAGACAATCACATTTGACTCGCTGTTGCTTCAATACATTATTGAGGAACTTACCAAGTGATCCTGCCTCGTCCATGATGAACTTAAGGCAAGCTCGCATTGATACGTTGCTGTATGTATAGAAGCTGCCATCTTGCATACGAACGCTGACGTTACGCTCAAGTGGCTTGACTAACATCGATTGCACACAAGTGCTGTTGATGTTTGATCCGTTAACGTAGAACTTAGTGAACATTGAGTGAATGGATTAAATGAGTGCGACAATGAGTCGCAATGAGAGAGTGAGGCATTGCACCTCACAAGCAAGCTATGACTTAGCTCTCAATGCCAACGCATGCGCCCAACTCATCAAGGACAAGAGTGCGAACAACGCCAGCATGATTACATAGCCTTGAAGCCATGTATCTTGCTTCATCAAGTGTGAAGCTGCGGCCTACAACGTCATATCCAAAGAACTCAGTTCCGCGGAATGATTGTTGAATGATGGTGTACATGATGATACTGAATGAGTGCGTCCTTAGTGACGCAATGCATCTCAGCCTGACTCGAACAGGCAGCTCGCCGGTGCAAGGTAAGTGCGGCCATGAACAATTAATGCGTGTGGCTCCGCATGTTCACATGTACGGAAGTGCAAGTGTTTGTTACATACTGTGCCGTGCTGGCTCTCCACTGGTGCTACTCGCACTCCGAGACGGCTGTCAGCTGTACTCTCAAGTTGTCAAGGTTCCGAGGAGATCTGATGGTTGAAGATCGAGACTCTCCTCCCCCTTAACAGGGAGAGTCGAGATCAAGACCTTCAAATCAGATGCTCCCTTTATAGCCGATCGATTCCGGTAGTGCAATGGTCAGTGGACAGTCATTGAACTGGCTACCATGTAATGGTAAAGAGATGATAAAGGTTGGCGGACAGATCACTTCAGATTGAGAATCAATCTCAATAAGGCTCGCGGTAGTTAGATCGTGCGCGTTTCTTCTAAAACCCCAGTGTTTTCCAGTAGTCTCTAGGACTACCTGGAGATTTCAGAGGGGGGATGGGGGGTATTGCGGCGCTGCCGTATCGATATAAGTGCCTTCAGACATTTTTGTCAGAAATTGGCGGAGTACCTGTAACATAACACTGACGACAAGTAACCTCATTAATAGGATAATTAGCATTAACCATCAATTCAACACCACACACCTTACATTTAAGTACCTTAACTGGATCAAGTTCCATAATCAGACAATCATCTTTGTATCAGTGGTTGGATCTACCTCATCATCTTCCTTCACGGACTTATCATACAACCCCACCATCTCCTTACCCCACTCTCTCATCTCCTTTACCCAAGGAGTGAACTTAGCTATACCAAACACCCTGCCTACTTCAACAGGATCAAACCGAATACACGTAACACCCTTATAGAACACACGAAAGAAGTTAGGTCCTGTTCGTTCCCGAAAGTACGTCACCATGCAGTCGTTCGTATTCTTTGAGAAGTTGTATTCCATGTTTTTCAGTTGAATAGGGTGGTTGAGTTTTAAAGCGGTGGAGATCTTGGATATACGGTGGTACCCATCTGTGAACAGGTAGACAAGAAGACCAGTTAGTGGGAGTAATACAAGATATAAGTACTACATTTATGAATTGTATTATGTATGTTGTTGTTGTGATTACCATACTGTATGAATACTATGATTTAGATGCCCAATGAGGGGGCATACGGATCATCAGATTCAATCTCCCCAAACGACACTATAAATATGTAGTTAATTGTGTCGTTAAGTTCAAAGTACTTACAGGATCATCGTTCGCTACGCTCACCTGATGATAAGTAAAGGGGAGAACTTGTCTCCCCAATCACAGGAGGGAGTCCACCCTTCTCCTCCCTGTATACACCCGTTACCAAAAACTTGTGAGTCTAAACCCAGTTAGGAACTGATGTCTTAGTTTTAGCTTGTCGTTGTTGTTCAGGTGACATACCAAGGACTAAATGATTAGCTGATTGTTGAGGATCATCGAGGAAGTTCTGCAACATTTGATTCCACTCATCACGTCGTCTTGCTTTAATCTCTTCCATTGCAGAGATACCAAAAGCATCAGTAAAGTACTTAACACCTTGAGCTAAGCAATCAATTCTATCGTCATGTCTTACTGCACCTTTTTCACGGCACATTCTAGACATTTGGTAGAAGAGCATGTAGAGGAGACGTTTTTCTGGAGCTTCTTCGGGGTTGGATTTGTAATCCCAATCAATGACACTACGATCAACAACCAACCGATGTTGATTAAGAATAGGTTCCAAAGCATCGATGATACGATCTTCTTTTCTAACATTGGCACGTGTTTCTTCAATACCTAGGTTTAGTCCTAGTTGTTGGATATGTTTTTTAAACAATTCAGCTACGATACCATCACCAAAGTTAGATTCTATAAGGAGTTTAGAGACACTATACTTCTTACAACCTTTCAGAATGTCCAATAACGTGTTGTCTGAGTATCCATCCTTAAAAGCTCGCATTTCATGCAAGTACAGAAAACCATTTCGTTGGGAGATATAAGCCGCAGTTGTCTCATCTGCGCCTCGACCCGATGGATCAACGCTGCAGATTCGTTCTCCGTAAGGGAGCCATTCTCCGACATGCTGCATTGGACTGTAGAAATAATCTCCAGGTAAACCGACAGTGGGAGCGTCTTTAATAACGTTGGCAGGATCGGAGCACCAAACGAGGGATTCGGGGCATTTATCAGGATTAACAGAGGTGACAATAAGGTCAGCCATCTTAAGGGGAAACTTCTCTGCATCACTAAGGCTCGTATCTAACATGAACTGGAGCATGAAGTTCGACCTACCCATGGCAGCTTCACGCTCAATTAGGTCCTCTTCGTCAAACCGATCAGGATCTGTTACGTCCCAAGATTTTGCTCCGGTATCAATATCTGATTGAAGTTGGGGAGCGAGGAGTCCTTCATAATTACTGGTTTTACGGGGATAACGTGCTGGCCACACGAAAGGGCGATAATTCCTCTCTGCAAGTTTTCGGTAGACGGTGAAGACTGTTTGAGGAGTACCCAAAAACAAGATTCGACTATCATCATTAGGGGTAAGGATTGATTCGGCTTCTGTACAAAGTTGTAGGAGTTTTTCTCGCATCAACTCTGTCATTGAGTTACCAGGAACTTCAATATCATCAAGGACGATGAGATCGGCGCGGCTTCCGGTCAGCTGCCCAGTGATGCCCACGCTTTTTACGCTTGGAGCTTGGTGGGGAGAGCAGTTCACATCGAAGCTTATTCTTGACCATCTTGCATCTTCTGATTTCGGACGTAAATGAGAAAGCCATGGTGTTTCAATGATTAGTTTTTGTAGGAAGATAGACATGTTATCTGCACGTTCTTTAGACGCAGAGATAATCATAATCTTCTTTTCTGGATTATTAAACAGAGTCCAAAGTACAAAAGCACCAGTAATCCAAGATTTTCCGACTCCACGGAAGGCTTGTATCTGTAGTCGTTTTGGACCGTGTTGTAAGTAATCAGCGATTGCGTATTGAGCACGGGTAGGGGAAGGGAGGTCAAGTTGTGTCCAAAGAGCTTGTAGAAACAACTTGAAGTCCTCCTGTAGCGAAGTGACTACGGAGACACCCCTAGAAGGCGCTCTACGGCGTCTTGCTGGCATGTTATATGTATATGTATAGGGAGGGGATTACTGAGGCCTTGTAGCCATCAATTTGTGAAGTTGCATCTTGTAGTCAAAGCCTTGGTTTAAATATCCGATGATCGTTCCAGTAAGGAGGTCTTCAAGAGCAAGTTCACCATACTCATCCATAAAGATGTCGTACTTAGGCCAATGACGCTCAACATAACGTTCAGCGCTGTCTTTAAATGCTTTAAATTCAGGATCAAACAAGGTGACAAGGTTATCAACATCACCAGCAGACCGACCATTAGCACGTTTTGATTGCCAAAATGGACTATTTAGGCGACGCATGTGCTCCAGGTATCCAGAAAAGCCAGCTGCTTGATACTGCAAGTCTTCTTTAGCCATTGCCACAGCATCGTTGTGCATTCCATTGAATTGCTGTCGCTGGTGCTTCTCAAGAGCTGATGAAGGCTTATCACCTAATGCTCGTTTGGCATCAGCCTTCTTTAGACCGGATTTGAGGTTAAATTTAAATTGAGACCCTTTGGTGACCTTCGCAAGGGAGCCAGGCCTGGCTTTTGGTCTAACTGGTTCACCATCTACTTCAATTTGACCAAAACCTTTGGTTCCACCTGTTGCTTGTACGTGTTCAAACAGTTGATCTTTAAGTTGACTTGATTGATCTTCAGTTATTCGATAAACGCCTGATTCGTCAGGCTTAATAGACTCTCGTATCTTTAATCCGTTCTTATGGCCATTACCGTTGCCATTTCCGTTCTTTGCAGCGGCTTCAGCGCCGTTAGATACGAGCGCCTTTATGGAGCGCCCATTTATCATTAGTTATTAAAAAAGCGACCCCGTTTAAGGAGCCGCTAAGTAAGTGATTAATTTGAGTGGTTAGTTATCGTTCAGAGCGTCCCGACCA